ATCCGCTCTCAAGCCCACGGGAGTCCATTTCCTTTGACTCAGCGCTGGCGAACTTGTTCTTGACGTTGCTCAGAGCTAAGTTTACTAACATCCGAATATCGTCTTTAAGCTGTTTTTGCTTCGATATGGAAGCCTGAAGCGGCTCTGACGAAGGATGGATAAAACCAGGTCTATCCAAATCCTTCTCGTAGCGTCTGCCTGCTACCGAGCCTACCTCTATATCCGTGCTGTCCGCATCGTTGTCGTCTGGGCCTTTAAGGTGCTTGCTCTGTTGCCGACCGCTTTGCTGTTCAGTATAAAATGGAAAATTAGCTTTCAACGAATAGACTACATCCGAGCTCTCCATGTTAAGAAGAGCGATCTGATGATTAGCAATGTCCTTCGTTAAAGGCTGGTCCAGTTCAAACTGAACGAAAGGTAGCCGTGAAAGGTTAAGAAAATCAGAAACATCAGAAGGATTACCGTTACGATCTGTTTGAGTACCAGCAGCATCAAAATAGCTTACCGAAACCAAACCGGGTAATTCTTGGATTAGGTAACGATAGCGTGTTTTCTCGACCATCGGCAGGCCGTATTCGTCATCAGTCTCTAAATAGTATTCTTCCAGTAGAACCCTTGACAGGTTGCTACTAGAATCATACTGCCAATTTTTGATCTGTTCTGTTTTGTATGTATAAAAATAGGGTATCGCTTGCTGTTCGTCAGCCAGAGTATGGCTATCTGATAAAATAGGCATGTCAACATAAACGCCTACCCGACCCATAAACAGCAGTTCTGTTAAGATAGAATTGCCGATATAGTGATTGATTGTAGAATCACAGCGGTCGACGCCGCCTTTCTCCCCATTGATTACACGCCAATAGTCATCGGAGCCGCCTACCCTAGCGATGTCGCTCATTCTCTGAAAAATTGAGTTCTTCACATCCAAAATCGCAGCTCTAGCAAAGCCGGGGATCGGTGTGATTGCCTTGCGGTCCGCAAAATCCCCTTTGCTTTCTCTATTACTAAACTTGACTAGATATTCCTCGATGAAATCATCGCCGCCATCCATGACGTAGCGGTACTTCAACCAATCCAGCTCGGTTCCGAGGTATGTCGGGTGTAGTAACGTGGCGATGTTCAAAGGAAACCCTTGATATTGGTGTTCGTTGTCTTACTTGCAGCTAACGGAAGGGCTATCTCAGCGTAACAACGTGCATGGCCGAAATGGTCGGGCCCTATGTTCACATAGGTGCCGACTGGATTACCTACAGCATCCTCAGTATATCGTCGGACTAGATTCTTGATATGCAGTCGATATTCTTCGGAAATATCTTGCGGTAACTTGATCGTTTGATTATGAAATCTGTTCAGAGCGACGTCAAGCCAAGCTGTACGTTCGACATTTATTTTGTGGCTGTCGTTATCACCATCAACCTGGATCATTTTACCTGAGGCACTCCGCGAATAAAAGCAGAGCTTAACATGACCGTAAAATTCGCAGGCAAACTCATAAGCCAAACGCCGTTCAGGCTGTGCATCAATAACGGCCATATTAACCTGCCAGCGACGCATCAACTGGCCTAGTTCCGTGAAGTCAACCACTTTCCCCGCAATCAAGACTTCGGGTTCGGCGTTCATATTAAGATCGTTACCTAACCTAGGAAACGACCAAGCATTGATTTCGTAGTGTAGCCAACGGCCCTGGTCAACACCCATCGTAATTAGCTTGTTTTCCGGAATAGAATCAGATGATCGGCGATTACTAATAGATAAATCTAACTCTTTCTCCGTTACTTGAGCGCCCTCGACAACATACGGGAAGCCAAGCTTAGAATTATAGAATTCTTGCTCAGAAAGTTTGTCAACCAAGGAAGCCAAGTATAATGTAGCAATGTCTTTTGGTTTTACGGTACATGAATAAAGTTGATTGACGTGGAAGCCGCGTTTATCTGCAGTAGGCGTGCCGAAAGGCACCCATTCTCCTGTAGCTAGCCAATCAGGCTTCGTATTATGGTTCAAGACACCTTGGCATTCTTTGCAAATCAGGTGTGAATCTTTAATTTTAGGATCAAGACGATCGTCTGCGGTAATTACAAGACACTCAGGAAAGATTAGTTCTGTTTTTTTTGCGCAAAGAGGACACTTAAAGATGAAATGCTCTTGAGTGCTTTGGTCGAACTCCGCGCTGATCCCTGTATTAGGAATAGTAGGAGTTGAAAGCTTATAAATCTGCCAATGAAGCTGTCCTGAAGTCCGTTCTTCAGCCAAGGCTATATTGTCTTGATTCATTTCGTCGAGTTCGTCGAAAACAATAAAAGCTACCGGAATAGATTTCAAGCCTGAACGGCTGTTGCTACCGCGGATATAGAGATTGGCTGAGCCTGCACGTTTATGGCCTACATTCTTAACATCGCTGAACAAGCCTTCAAGATGAGGGGACAATTCTAAGGCTGCGTCAAACCTAGCACTACTGAAGTCGGAGGCATCAGGGCTTTTAGCTGGCAGAATGTAAAGGCAGTCTGCTCTCTCAATATCTATTTTGTAGAATGTAACATTCAAGACGGCTTCAGTGAAGCCCATCTGAGCAGCCTTAGCTATGACTATCATTTCGTCCGTGGCGTCATGTACTTCACGTAGCCAAGGATGGTATTTGAATGACCATTTCCCAGGGATCGGGAGACCCATGACTCTATAATTCTCAGCCCACTTCGATGGCACAGTAATAGCTTTCCTACGAAGGCCATTGGCTACTGTGTCTCGAAAAACGTGCTGAAGCTCGTGCATTTAATTATCTTTCAACCAAACCAACCTTTTTTAGGTATCAAAGCCTTGTACTCTTCAATCGTCAAGACGCCTTCTTTTGTCAGAATCTTTTGGCCGTGAATCCTGATGACCAAAGTCGGCACAGCGCTAACATCATAGGTTCTAGCTATCTTACGGCCTTCCCTAGTCGAGATATCAATGATTATAATATCATAACCATCAGCTTGAAGCTCTGCAACAATAGGCTTCAAAGCCTGACAAGGTCCACAATATGGTGAAGTGAATATTAAAGCTGTTGAATCTGAAGCTGCTCCAACCAATAGCAAAGCCATGAAGATAAAGAATAAGGCAACCTTTTCACCAAATGACATAGTCCCGTCCTTTGAATCCGCGGTAATCTGTCAACGCGTAACATTCCCCGCTATTTCTAATGTGATAGTCCATGATATCAAAATCAACCCAGCACGAACCTTGCGGATTATTAAGGTGTCTGGGTCCTTGTCCAAACCTAATAGAATGACTGTTAATTAGACAGATTCCTGGTCGTCTCGGATTATTATCGACACCGGCTGCTAGCCAAGCATGGGCCCACCGCCCTCGCGGCTGCAAGAAGCCATCCTCATCGAGTCTGTTATTCTCAGCGCCAAGCATCGCACAAAACAGAACAGGATGGTAGCCTGTTGTGATAGCGTCAGCCATTTCTTCAACGGAATTTACTTTGGCGTAGCTTATTAGGGGATGCTTCTTCGCTTCAATTAGTAGGCTGTCAGGAATCCCGATCCGATTCCAATAATTGACTGTTTCTTTGGTGTATTTAGTGAGATCATAAGGCGGATAAGATTGTCTAATCAAGTTTCCGTACTGATTAAGATATTTAACAGCCCAAGAACAATACATTCCAGGATCACGCCGCCGTGATCTTCCCACTAAATTGCGGCCGCCGGAGTAAATCATATCCGTAGACGATTTACCTTGCCACTTTTCAATGATTTTACTATCAGCCACTCTTTGGCAGGCTAAAAGATCTAAGCCTGCTCCCGCGGCGTGTGCTACACAATCATAAGATTTCTGATCGTGAGCCAGCCAAGGATGGCCGACAACAGCTTCATAGGTATCATAAAGACAGCAACTAGCCTTAGTTTTCACTTTTCGGATTGATTGATAAAAACTAGGCGTGTCGATGCCATGATTAGGGATCCAGCCGAACTGCCTTGTTTCTCTACCTAAAGAAAAACAAGAAAGAGCTGCTGTACCTAGGAAGCTGCGTCGATCCATGGTTATTTACTCAGTAAATTGGCTACTCTAGTCCAAAGCCGTTCGTGCTCTAAAACTGAAGCATTCTGCAAATTTTCTTGACAATAAACAGAGAAGGCCTCAAGGAAAGGTTTCCACTCTTCTAAATTATTGCCAAGGGCAGCACGGTTACTCAGTGTTGCCAATTTTAACAAAGCATCAACATCTTTGGCTCCGCTAGCTGCCGTGAGGTTAAAAGCATAAGCTAAACGAGTAGCCGTAGCCTTGTCATAGTTAGCGGGCAGCCAACTTAGTACTTCAGCGTCAAAAGGGTCAATTACAATATCAATAATGTCATCTACAATAGGTGGTACGTCCGGAATGACGTCAATAATCTCTGGAATAATATCAATGATTGGGGTAGTCCTGCCTTTGACGCATAAATTGAGAACGGACAACTTGACTAAGCCGTCGTTTGTAACGGCGCAAATAATCAAATAGTTACCCGGTACTTCAGCGGAAAAAACGAGCCTAGCCTCATCAACCAAATAATTCCCGCCGCCTATAACTTCCCAATCGTAAGCGTCAGCTTCTTCAGCCTCAAAAACGATAAGCTGTCCGACTCTAGCTTCCGTCAGGCCGTTGATTTTACAATCAACAGACGGCCAGTCAGCTTGAAAAGCCAAGGCTCCTAAAACCAGAAATATGGTCGGAAGAAGAGCGTATCGTTTCATTTTAGACCTACAGGTTCGCTAGTAACAAGTCTCAGGACAATATTAGCCACGGCTACGGCTGTAGCCATCCCAGCAACCAAAGCGGGATTCGCTGTAATAAGTTCGGTGCCCTGGAGGGCAACCAAACAGGTAATCGCGGCCACTACAACATTCACAATCATCGTCTTACTTTTCCAAATCGGCTTCATTATTCTTCTCCTTACAACTCTTCGAGTGCTTTTAGAATTTTATCACTAATAATATCAAGCTGCTCCGGATCAGTAACAACTGTACCGACGATTTCTACTACAACCTGAGCGAAAAGTAGAACTTTAGTTTTATCTAATAAATTGCCTAATTTACTATCTAATCTATGACAAGAAGAAACAACCTTCTCTACTTTTATAATCAAGTCACTAAGTGGTCCGGAAACAAGCAACAATTCATGGCTATCGTTACATTGATTGATTCTTTCTTCAATCAACATTCTTAGCAAGGCTACCTCATCTTTCAATGAAGTAATACCATCGCTGTTACTGAGTTCTGAAGCTCGTTCCTTGAACTTCATCAGTCTGTAGTTTCGGAGGCTTTGCTCTTTTAACGTTTTGCTCTTAAGAGCGCCGCCGTGTGCGGCACAAACGTCAAGTCCAGGAAGAGCCCTATTGATACATTGACCCTGCGGAGTGATCCCTTGGCATCGTTGCGGATCATCCGGGCCGTGCATCTTTTCCCAAATGTGTTTTGTTGTCATTGCTTCTGATTTTGGACTGATTTTATAATCAAGGGCTTCCTACAATACAATACGCAATAACGCGAAGAAAAGTTGAAAATTAAAAAATTAAATTTGGACCAGTTTCAGAATCATTGACTTTTAACCTAAGTTACATTTAACCCACCACCCTATGCTCTTAGAATCAAAGAAACTTACTTAAAGAGTCTTGCGTCT